CATGTGAACGTCTTAGCCGTGCTGTCCCCAACCTTATACGCAATGACCATTGCTTTGTTGTCGGTAGTCAGCGCAAGGTCAACCGCAGGGGCAAACTTCTTGTTTATGATTATATCCTCAACACCGACCAAATCTCCCAGCATACCAACCTCGTAGGTCGAGTTGCTGAGTGTGGAAAGATTGATCTCGTCTCTTTCGCTCACCACACCGAACGTGATTGTGTTTACATCGGGAATCGCCGCGTCGTTAAAAGTAACCGTCGCATCCGTACCCGAAACGATAATATCAGTTTTTGCCATGTTTCACCGCCTTTTTTTCTTCCGGGACTAGACTAGCTTGCCCCGCTTCAATCAATCTCATTGCCTCTCCGTCAGCAATCTCCACGACCGCCCCGGCCTTTGTCGTGCCATGACAGGTCACGCGCTCGCTCTTCATCTTTACCTGCATACTCAATCCTCGTTTATTGCTATGTTCCTTAAAATTTCAAACTCCAATGTCTTACGTATCACCGCCGTCTCGCCGCCCTCGGACTCCAACTCAGTCGTCTCGGTCACCGTCGTCAGGCTGCACGAATAGACGTGATAGTCGCCGAACGCCACCCTGTCAGCCGTGTTTAGCCTAGTAATAACCAAGTCCTTCAAGGCCTCGGCCTCCGCGTCGGTAGCGGCAAACACATCTATCTGCCAATTCTCCACGTATGTACCCAAGGCCGCGTTGATAGTATTCTGAACCTCGCCAGTTACCCGGCTCAAAACGATGTAAGGACTTGCCGCAGCCATAGCCACTGGAAAAGAATACACGCTTGACGTAGTAGCAAGCGCGGCGGATATGGAAGTGTCCGCCAGCAAGTATGTTCGTATTCCCTCTTTCATATCGCCTGCAACCTTTTTCTAGTCTCCCTTTCCAATACCAGCTTGCACAACGCCAAAGAAGCATCACGGGCCGGCCTCATAAACGGCTGGGGCGTGATGTTCTGCTTGACGCTGCCGAATTCAAGTATATTCCCAACCACCTCAAAGCCCACCTCTCTTCCGTCTAGCATGACCGTTCGTTTCTTATCAGGCCGCAGGTAGACTTTGCCTAAAACTTCATTGCGCTTCTTTGATACAAACGCCTTGCGTGAGATCAACTTGCGAAGGCTGGAATGTCTTTGCAGTCCCTTAGCCTTCTGCTGCATCGGCTTCAAAGCCGCCGCCATTGCCGGACGAACAACCTTGGAATTAAACTTTTTGTCTATAGTCCGCATCTTGTTTATAATGGCTTCGGCTCCGGTAATGCTGATCACGATGCAACCTCCTTGCAGGTCAACTGCATCATCTTTTCATCCGTCCTGTCCGGCACCACACCCAGAATCTCCAGCGTGCGCGATTCCCATGTCAGACGCATCTTAGCCAGCACACCCGACAAATAACGGATCGTCGCCACGTGCGTGATCTCCTGCTGGCTCTTTTCGCCCTTCAATATCTCACGCGCCGAAACAGGCCGCACTTCGGCATAGACCGTCTTGAACGTTGTCCAGGTCTTGGTCGTCTCGCCATTGGCCGCCACCGCCGCCGTGTAGGTCTGAATAGTTATCCTGTGCCTCAATCGACCGACTTTCATACGCACCCCGGTATCGAATAGGCGTTCAATAAAAACTGATACGTGCGGTTCTCTTCAAGCCGCAATTCCACATTCGTCTCGGGATGCTCAAACAAATCCGTGGCAAGCGACTTGATGCACTCACGTATCGCGGCAGGAACATCCGAGTCATCGTCCCCGTACCCTGTCACATATGTAACTCTAACTGCATTCAGCATGTCCCGCGTGTCCGGCCAATCTTCATCGTAGGCAGGCACTATACGCGGATAGACAGAATATAAATCCGCCTGGTACAACGAGGATGCTAACAAGGTGTTGGCACCGTCAGACTCCTGGTTGTAGTAAATGGAAGTGACGGACTGGACAGGCGGGTAGGGCAGATATATCGCGCCGTTGTCGTCCGGGAAGGAGTCAAGGCTGAGTTCACAGGAGGTAGTCAGAAACGTCCTCCCCGTGTGCTTCTCAAGCGCAGCGCGGCAAGCTGAAATGTAGCCGGAGAGCATGGAGTCGTAGTCCGTCCCGTCTATACGGGCATAGGTCTTCAACTCCGCAACCGTCACCGGCTCCAACGTCGCCGCCGTTACAACCCTGAATCCTGTCCAGTCCATCATAAAACCTCCAATGACTAGCTGACGTAATCTGCAGTCAGTTCATCATACGCAAACTTCGCGCCGGAGCGGACGTACGTCACAACGCCTTCATCCGTGTTCGTGCTGAAGCTTATGTACGCCGACACATAACGCAGCGCGTATCCGCTGGAAGCAGCCACAGCAGCAATCTGCTCGGCAAGGCATTCGCAGAAGACGTAATCACCGACCGCGTCAGGCTGGCTGGAGACGGTCTTTGTCACGACTGTCTGCACATCAGAACCCGAATTGTTGGTTGCCGCGCGAATCAGAAACGTGATGTCGGAAGTCCCGACAGTCCTGAAAAACGAGGCCATGAACTTTGAAAAATCCTTCATGTCAACCCAAGCGACGGCGGTTGAAGCAGTAGAGTTCGGATCGAAATCATACTGCGTTACCGCAATCTCGCTTGCCAGTTTCGTAGCTGTCAAACTTGAAGCCATTTTGAATACTCCTTTTTAAGATAGGGGGCCGGAGCCCCCGTTTAAACTAAACGTTACCTAGCCGCCAGCGTTACAAACGGTGAAAGCGTGGTTGTTGACTTCTTGGGAGTCAACGCGCTTCTCCACCAAGGCTGACCGTCGTTGTACACGACAAAACGGAAAGCCCTTTCGTTGTAGACGAAACGGACATGAATGGACTCGTCGAAAGCAACGCCCCCTAGCATGCCTTCAAGATACTCGTTCCAGTTGACCAGAACGATGTCGCCGAGGTCGCCCAAGGTCGCCATGTTCTCGTCAAGGATAACCGGCCTGCCAAGCAGAGTGTCGGGCTTATCTATGCCGTTTCCGGGCATGAAGATAGGCTGTCCGCCTGCCGTGCTGAGAGATATGTAGGCCTGCATGAGTTGGATCAAGCAGTCATGGTTGGTCATCCATACACAGTTGCCGTAACGCCATGCGCGAGCCCTCATCTTCAGGATGTTTGTCGCATTGATGGTGTCGGCAGTCTGTGCCGATTCCCCCGCCACGGTCACAAGCGCGCCGCTGTTCATAATCCCGGTGAACTCTCCGACGCCAGAACCCCAGATACGCTCGTAGTTGAGCTTGCTGGTCTTTTCGTCGCTGAATCCAGCCTGGATAAGAGCCGCGTAGGAAATCGGGGAACGTGAAAGTATTTCCTCTGTCGCATAGGAGAGACCCATCAGGCTGTTTGCCTGAAGCTTGATCTGCTCGTATGTCGCATTGGAAGCTGTCACTGTTCCAGTTTCCTCGCGCCTGTATACACGGAACCCGCCGCTCACGCTGGAGCTGTGATCCTTGTCAACTCTGGCATTGACGTAGACGGTATCGGCGGCCATCGGAACCTTGCGGGTCAATGCGCCGGTGTCAACCTGCAATGCCTGCGGATCAGTCGTAAGCAGACCGGCCAGAAACGCCGGGGGAATAAGAAATCCGCCGTCCGGGTTGCTTGCCTGTCTTGCTTCGTCAGAACCAACGGCGTTGTACAAACCTCTGAGGTTTTCAGGCATCTTGTCCGGGCGCATGTCGTTGCCGGGCATTCCAGCCTGTATAACAGCGTTGAAGAAATCAAGATGATTCTTGAAGCCCCTCTTGGGGTCGTCTTTCTTGCTGTCCTTTGACTGCACGCTGATCAAGTTGACCTTTTCCTCGATCTTGTCAATCTGGTCTTTCTGAACCTTCAAATCCTCGCGGATTTCACCTTCGATAGCTTCAACCGCGCCCAGTGTGTCTTTCCTGACGCTGTTGAGCTGCTCGCCAACTTCGGAGAACTTAGCCGCAAATTCGGGCGTAAGCTCAACTACTGCCTTTTCAGTTGCCATTTCGCAAACTCCTTTTCTATTGTTTCATTCACCAAACCACTATAATCAGACCCTTGAGACACGCATCTCGCGGCCTCAGCCCTGGAACTGCCTGCCTCACGCAGGTTTCTTTCCTCGGCACGTTTCTTCAACGCCGTCTGCAATCTCATGAAATCTTTCGGAACGCCGTCAAACATATCCAACTCGAAAGCACAAGCCGCCGCCTTGGACTCTTCAAGCAAAGCATCGGCAAAGCCTTTCTCGACAGACTCGTCGCCATCCATCCAAGTCTCGGCACTCATTAAAGCCCGGACATCCTCAAGACTCATCCCTGTACGTTCGCAGAAGATGTTGGCAATCTGCCCGGTAAGGCTTTCAAGATGTTTCCCTTCCGCCAGCACCGCGGCTGAATTGCCCATCACAAACCCCCATGCGTCGTGAATCATAATCTCGGCAGACGGAGGCATGTAGATCTTGTTCCCGGCCATCGCGATAAACGCGGCAGCCGAAGCCGCCAGACCGTCAATGTAAACGGTAACGTCAAGACCGCTCTGCTTTAGAGTGTTGTAGATGGCAAACCCGTCATGGACAAATCCGCCGGGGCTATTGATTCTTAAAGTCATGGACTTGTGGTCCTTCGCCAGCCCTTCAATCTCGTTTCTGAAGTCCTTGGGCTTTACGCCGTCGCCCCAGAAGTCCGCGCCGATCATGTCGTAGATCAACACCTCGGGTTCCTCTTCCGTTGCGTTTACACTAAACCACTTGCGCGGATTAGACAGGTTTTTCAGTATCGCTTGCGTCTTCATCTTCGTTTTCCTTTTGTATTGTCACCGCCGGGGCTGACGCGCTCTTGTACTCATCCCCGCCATCGCGTTTGTTGTAGCCTTCGAGTGATCTTATCTCGTTAGGGCTTAATGCCCCGATGTTGAACATTGTCGTATAATAAGTCGTCCTGCCCCTCACATCGGCCTTCATCAGCTCATCGGTGTCGAAGTCCGCGTATATCGTGTCCCAATCCTTCTCAGGGATCAAAGACCTGTCTACCGCCTGCTCGATGTTCTCCAGATATGGCATGAGAGTATAGGTCAAGAAGTCGCTGTTTTTCTGCTCAAGCGTGCTCCAGCCCTGAGCCCTCTGCGTATCTCCTATCATCGAGGGAGGCACCCGGAATATGCCGCAAATCTCTTCCTTCTGGAAACGCCTTGTCTCAAGGCATTGCGCGTCCTCGTTGCTCATAGCAAGCCGCGTGATCTTCGCGCCGCCGTCAACAAACCGAGGCATTCCGTAGTTATCCCCGCTGCCGCCTCGTTTCCACATCTTGGACAAATTCAACAAAGCTTCGGGAGACAGCTTCTGCGGATGCTCGATAACCAGCGGTGGCGTGGCGTCATTCTTGAATACCCGCGCCCCGTGCGTCTCAGCCGTCAACGCCAGACCCATAGCTTCAGACGCGCTGGATATTACCGACTGAGGACTGATACCATCCCTCGTCCGATAATTGCACCAGAAGAAACTCGATTGCGGCTCTTGATCAAAACTCAACTGTCTATTGCCCCATTTGGTCTTGCCTGAAAAGACTAACCTGCCGTCCGGTGTGACCTCACGCGTGATCTCGTCGGGATTCAAGGGAATCATCGATGCCGTCCGGTTGCCGACCGTGTTCTTCCATGAGATAAACCCGCCCCTCAGAAGCATGCACTCCAAATTGTACATCCAATAATCATAAGCCGTCTGGTATTCATTGGGCTTGTGCTTCAATAGTTTATACAGCGGGTTCTTCCGCGCTTCCTCAACCGAGTCATGTTTTTCATAGAGCACCAGCGGAATGCTTGCTATCACCTGCGACAGCAAGGAAACGCATGAATACACCGTTGATACACGCATGGCAGACTCGGCATTGATATAAATGCCGCTGTTGCTGGTGTACCCCCACGCCGGAAAGCCGTCTTCGCCGATTGACACAAACCGCCCGGTATAAGCGTTGTATGCTCGCCGCAAACGGCTGAAAATATTGTCTGCCATTCTAACCTCTCCAAATGCGCATTTGTGTAGTCTACACTTTTACTTTACGCATTATGAAAGGCGATAGCAAGAGACTGTTTGTCCTATCGTGCTACATCTAGCAAAGTTCAATCCTCTGACACTATTTCCTCAGTATCCGCCCGCGTCCCGCACCTGTCGCATACGCGCTCCCTTACCACCGAGCCGCTTAAGGCCTTGGTACGATAGACGCGCATCACGAACCGGCAGGCCGGGCAGAAAATACCGTTAGTCTTTTCCTTCACCGGTTTAACTTCGTTTGCAATTTCCGATTTAATTATTGCTTCGACCTTTGCTTTAACCACTTTTACCGTACGTGTTTTTCTTGTTTTTCTTTTCATTTTGAGGCTCCTATTTGTCTGTTAAATTTATGGCATCGGTTAAATATCTCTTTGTATTTTTTGCTGATTACATTTATATCATGGTGCTGTTCTGCGAACTCTCTTCCAGCCATGCCAATTACTTCTGCAAAATTTGCACTTCTTTTTAGCTTTAAAATATTGTCTTGTATACTCCTGACCGTCCTATCACAAAACAATACATTTAAGTTGTCTGTCATCATTTCGCCATGGTATCCTGCC